GATCATTTGCATCTGGATTTCTTTTCTTTTCCATTTTATATGCTTTATCTAAATATAAATTCATAGCAACACCTAGATTATTATTTGCTAAATCTAAAGCATTACTTACACCTGAAATTAATTTATCTACGTTTGTAAAAAACGCACCTTCTGATAAATCTTCACCACCTAATGTTCTTAATGCAGCAGCAACGTCTTTATCTGTTAATTTTCCTGTTTCACGACTACCTGCTAATGCATAAGCATAATCCATAACAGCAGACATTAATCTTTGATTCCCTTTTGCTGCTGTTTTAAATGCAGCAAATGTTTTACTTGTATTTCCAGTATTTCCTTCGATTAAATTATCTATATTTTCACCAGAATATTTAGCTTGATCTTCTGCTGAAATATTAGTAAAGTTAGTTATTTGACTAGATATACCAACAACTCTATTTGCAAAATTTTCAAATAAGCCTACATTCTTTTTTGCCCCTGGACGAGCAAGATTATATAAAATCTTATCTCCAATATATGCAGCACGAACAAAATTTACTTGTCTATTTTCTAAATCTTTTATAGTATTTTGTTGTTTTACTTCGTCTAATCCTCCTGGACCTACAGGACCACTATAAAAAGAACCATCAGGAGCTAAATATGTCCCTGTTTTTTCTGTTGTTGTTAATTTAGTTATACGACCTCTTACCTGACTAATTTCTTCATTAATTACATCTAAAGGACGACCTACACCCCCCATACTAACTGTTTGTTTTTCCCTTTCAAGAGCTCGTAAATTATCTTGTTCTTTTCTTAAACCAGTTCTATCATCAGGTAATTTTGTTTCTTTTGCTATTTTATCTTCAATTAATTTTAAGTTAGCTAAATCTTCTTGACTAGGATTTACCATTTTCTTTATTTTCATTCTTTCATCTAGTAATCCTAAATATCCTGTTTTTTCTTTTTTTGGTTCTATTTCTAAATTAGGAGCTTGAGTAAAAAGAGCTTGTTTTGTTTTATTTTTAAACCCTCTTAATATATATGATTTTGATGGATCATAGTCACCCCAACCAAGATTTGGATAAGCAGTTTTTAATCTGTCAAATTGTGGCTTTGTATTAATTTTAAATTCACTTTTTACAATATCAGATCCTTTTACATTATCTGTTTTTATTCCTGCACTTTTGGCTAATGCATAAATAGCACTTGGTACATCTTTTATTTCAACACCTTTTAAAAACTTTTTATCTTTCTGCACTGCATCAAATAAATTACCACGAACTTCTTCAGGAAAAGTTTTTACTGTATCGGTGATAGATTTAGCGTAATTTTTCCCTTGTGTTTCAGCAAACTTATCTTCTTCTAATTCGAATTTTTGTTTATCAAAAAACAACTTACTTAAATCTAAACCTAGTTTAGTTGTATCTTGTAATCTTTTTTGTTTATAAGTTGCATATTGTTTTGCTAATGCTTTTCTAGTTTTTTCATCTTCTCTATAAACACCAAAAGCAAGTTTATTTATAGCAAGATCCTCTGCTCGTTCCTCTTTTTTCTTTGCTTTTGCAGCAACACCACCTGCAGCAAGAGCAGTTCCAAACTGTTGAAATGTTGTTTGTCCTGGTTTTGGTGGAGCTAATAATTGAGAACCTATTGCTAAAGCAGCATCTGCCCATGCAGGTGTTTTTTCTGTTTTATCTACACCAAAAAATTTATTTACTTTTGCTTTTGCGTCTTCTGGTGTTGTTTTTTCATCTATTAAGTCTTGATATAATTTATCAGCTTTATCGTCTTTAGATAATTTTGATAATGCTCCCATTATTTTTGCTATATCGCCACTACCATCATATAAACCTGTTAAATTAGAATCGACTGTATTTTTATCATCGGTAGCTAAACTTTCTACTTTTGGTGCTGTTTTTTTAAAAATATCGTCGGCTGATATTCCTTGTGAGTTTTTCTCTATACTTGTTTTTCCTAACTGTTTTAAATCGTTTTGATTTACTTGGTTTACATTACTTTGCAAAAATCTAGATTTGCCTGCTGTTTGAAACAAAGGATCATTTTGAACATTTAATAACCCAAAAGGTATGCCCCCTCTTTGTTGCATTACCTACTACCTCCTAAATTAAAATTAAAAGAACCAAGTCCTGTATTATCTTTTGCGAAAGGTCTATACCCTAATTGTCCTGCTAATCCTAATCCTGTTGCAGCAACACCACCTATTTGAGAAAGTAAGGAAGGAGTAGGTGCAGTTGTCGCAGTAACTGTTTGCGAAGCTGTAGGAACACCTCTTAGTATATCACTAAAGAATCCTAATCTTTGGAATGGTTCGTAGGCTTGTTGTAAATCACCTTGTCTTGCAGCATCAAGTAGAGCTTGAGCTTGACCTTGTTGTAATGATCCTATTCCTAATAAATTTGCTACATCTTGTTGTTGTAACTGTTGTTGTAAACCACCTAATCCTGCTTGCTGTCCAGCTAATTGACCTAATAAACTTCTTTCTCTTATTTGTGCATCAGCTAAGTTCCTTGCTTGTTGTAAAGCAGATTCAAACCCTGCTGCTCTTAACTGACCTGCTGTCTTAGCTTGTTGATCTAAAATATTTGATGCAAGTTCATTTCGTGCAATAGCTTGTCTAGATCCACCGAATGCTCCTTGACCCACGGATTGTGCAGCTAGTTGGTTTTGAGCTATTTGCCCTTGCCTTCCTATATCAGCTAAAGTTGTATCTATTACATTTTGTGTAAAAGGATTCATAAAAGAAGCTATACCTTGTGCACCGAATGTTTGATCTATAGAAGGTCTACCAATCGCTTCTTCAACAGCTTGACTTGCTCCTTGTAAAAAAGGTGCAAAAGTTCCTAATCCTTCTCTCGTTCTTGTTACAGCATCTTGTTGATCAGGAGTAAATCCTGCAACTCTTATATCAGGCACATCTACAGCATCTTGTGATCTTTGGTAACTTGATTCTAAAAGTTTACGAGCATAATCCTCTAAAAAAGGGGCTTGTCTATTTATTACGGTTTGTTCAGTTGTTGCCATTACGCCATCCTCGCATTTTTATCTGCTCTTTTTTCGAAAGCTCTCATGATTCCTTCCATAACCACAGCACCTCTATCAGGATTATTTTGTCCTGTAGGGTCAGCTCCTGCGACTGATTTTCCTGTATTTATAAACTCTGTATTAGATACCCTTACTGGAATAGAATCACTTATTGGTGTTCCTGGACCTTTAATATAACCACCCCCAGCAGCATTTAAAAACATTTGTCTACTAAGAATATTATTTAATAGAGCTTCATAATCAACATCTGCTAATAATTTTTTTGGATCAGTTGATGCACCCTGTTTTTCTAATCCAAATAAAGCACTTTGTGGTGGAGGAGTTAATTCAGGAGGTAGTTCAGGGTTTTCACCTCTTGCTAATGCAGCATAATAATTATCTACTATTTGCTGTTTTGACATTCCCTCACCTTCTGGCTCTATAGGTTCAGCTAATTTAGCTATTTCTTTTCCTACTAATGGACCTAATCCTGCTGTAACAACTTGTGGTATTGTTGCTCCTGCTCCTGATAAAATACTTCCAGCAGTAGATGTTCCTGTTTGGAATGCTGCAGGAGTAAATGCTTGTCCTGCACCTGTTACTGACCCTATTGTTGGAACACTACTTGTTCCACTAACTCCAGCTACTGCTTTATCTATTTCAGGAGCTACATACTTTCCACCAACATAAGCGACACCAGCATTTATAAGGGCTTTATCTACAGGCTCACCTGCTGCTAATGATCCAAGACCAGAGCCAATAGCACCACCTATTCCTGGAGCTATAATATTACCAACTATCGCACCAATCGTAGGAAGAAATCTTTTTAATTTTTTAAAGAAAAATTCTGGTTGTCCAGTGTTAGGATTAATAGAATTTAGAGCATTACCAACAACATAACTTTCAGGTTGGTCTATACCTACTGCTCTCATCTGTTTAAAAATATCTTCTTTTAATTTAGGATTGCCTGCTAATACTTCTTTAGGGATAACTGTTTCGCCTTCGGCAGCATGAACAATATAAGTGTCCTCAAACCGACCTAAACTTGCTAATCCTCTAGCTTGGTTTTCATACGGAGCAATCATGACAATACCATAACTTATAATAATTCATTTTACAATCCTTTTATCTAGATTCTTGATATAGCACTCGTTGTTACTCTTGTTTTAGATAACTCTTGAATACTTGCTACAACATGCAATCTATTTGCTGTTGCTGCTTGAACTTTTAATACTTCTCCACTTTGTAATATCAAATCTTTTGATAGTAATTCTACAGTAGTATTAGCCCCCACTGATTTTACTTTAAATAAACTAAATGTATCACTACCACTTACAAGTGTAACTGTTATCGTATCTGCATTACCACTATCTTCTGATACTAATATTGAGTTTACAACTGCTGCATTAAAATCGGCATCACTAGGAACTGTAAACAAAGTCGTAAGATTCGTTGTGGTTAAATCTACCTTTGCGTTTGTAACACCTTGAATATACTGAGGAATACTGGTTATTAACATCAGCGTCTACCATCCTCCCTAATATCTATTCTTGGTGTACCTAATTTATATTTTGTTCCTAGTGATGTAGAGTCAATTCTTAAAGCAAAAGATCTACCTCGTAAACGATAATTTAATTTTTCTGTAAACTGTTCAACAGGGCTTGTTGCAGAGCGTTGAGTTGTAGCTTGTGTTGTTTCATTAAAATTAGCTCCAGGATTATTTCTAGACTTCATTGTAAACGCTATATCGGGATTCACACTAGTAGAACCATTAAATGTAATGTCAGGAATAACTTGTTTTATAAATAAAAATTTATCACCATCTCCTATGTCAATGGCTGATGATTCAATAAACGATGTCATAGCAGAACCGTCATCATCAAACCCTACTTCATGGTTGTAAAGATATTGATTTCCTGTTGCTTGTGGTAGGTTTCTAATACCTCTGTCAAGCCATGCTTGTCTTGCAAGTGTGCCGTAATACCAAACTTTTTCTAAATAATTATAAGCAACATATTTATCTACGACTGTCCCACCAGTAGAAGATGGATAAAACCATAATATTTCACTAAACTCTGAATTAAGTCCTACATGTACTTTATCACGTTCTTCAAAGTTAAAATCTAAAAATACTTTATCTTTTACAGTACAAGGTAATTGTATTGTTTGACCACCAGAGTAAACATAAAAAGTATCTACTCCCATCCAAAATACTGCATCTTCAACAGCTATAGCAGAAAAAGGACTCATAATAGTTATATTTTTTGATAATTCTTGTAAACCAAACGTAAATGGTGGACCTATAAACTTCATGGCGTGTAGCGTTTTATTTGTAAAGACTAATATTTGTTGTTTTGTTTCTACAGCCTGTACGAAGGTAGATCCACCACCTAACCTTAGATCTCCTGCCGTATTTGTAGCAGTCGGAAAAAAATCTACTGGGTTTTCTTGTGATGAAAAACGTATTAATAATGGATCTTGTACACCATCACCTTGTGTAGCAGATGAATTTGCACCTAATCCATCACAACCAAATACAATAACATGTCGGTCTTGGTCTGATACGAGAACTTGTTTAGCTATCGTTGGAACACTCGTTTCTCCAGAATATGTACTTGTTGCACTAAGTTCAACAGCCCTAGTGCCTAAACCGTTTGTTTTATCCCAATAAAATAAACCACCATCTCTTGGGTTTATTATTATATCCTCACCAAAATTATCATGTGACCATAATCTAATTTGTGCTCCAGGAACAGTAACACTT